TCTTTCCAGATTAACGTCATAGTTAGGTCATCGTTTAAGATGTAGAATGCTTTGGTAGGGAAAAACGTGTTCTCTAAACGTTCGTTGATACTAATACTTGTGTGTAACGCTGACATACAGGCTCCCTCTTGAAGCTCGTACACTTCAAACAACCTATCAAATACTGTATCTTCTGTGATTTCCTCTTCAACTTCAACTATGAAAGGAGTATCAATTGGAATAAAACTTGATATCGAACACGTATTTGTATTTCGTTGAAAACGAACGAATCCATTACTAAAACTTTTTGCAAGAAAAATTTTTCCTTTTGATAGCTCCGGATTTTCTCGCGCCCACTTAATTAATTCATCTAGTCTCATTTCTTTTTTAACTTTGATTTTCATTTTTACATCTCCTTAAAATAAAGTTAGTTGCTTCTGTTCCTCATATTCCAAACCATGTTGCTTTATATATATTTCGAGCTCTTCCGCTGTATCAAATGTCTTTTTCACACCTTGCCAACCTGGTACGATATGCCCATGAAAGTAATAAGTGCCGTTTACTACATGAATATGTGCCACTCGTTCGTTATCCTGATACAGATATCTCTTAGAGCCGAAAAATCGGTTTAAGTATTCTTTACGTGCGCTATCGGTTTTAGGCATTTATACTTCCTGCCACTTCTTGAACATTTGGTTATAAGTGACATCAAACCAGTACGGATCACGTCGCTTATATTTCTCAATCATTGCTAGACGTTGACGTTCTTCCTCATTCTTTTCTGCTTTTCTCTTGTCTCGCAGTTCTTGCTCATGTCTAGCGTCAATTTCTGACAGTATGCGTCTTTCCTCTTGTGTGATTCTTCCGTCGTCTCTAAACATTTTCTTTCCTTGTGGTGGCGCAATAAGCGCATCGCCCGTTAGCCCTTTTGCTATCCTGCCATTAATTGCCCCTTCACTTAGGTTGTACTTTTTAGCCACTTCACCAACAGTCATCATCTTACCGTCAACCTTTACTTTCTTAGGCTTTATTACATTTTGTATTAAGTCTTTCCCCCTCGCTCCTCTGTCGTACCTAGTAATCAATGTCGATACTTTGATGTCGTATTTATCAGATGCATCAATAAGCGTCATCAACTTACCGTCTATTCTCACTTTCGTATTTATGCCCGCCATTTATTCCACCTCTACATTTACGTTTCTAATTTTTAAATTGTCATACTCTAGTATTTCGTTCGGATTGTTATATAAGTAATCTGCCAGCGTTTCTTTTTCTTTATCCACATCATCAAAATGCTTATATTCAACTTCTGTAGGTATCCTTATATCAATCGTTGCGTTTATATATGCTTGCTGTTGCATTAGATCACTTCATTTCTCTTTTTCTTTTACGTCTGACTTTCACTAAGTCCTCATATACCATCCATTCTTGACCTGTGTATTTAGGCGCTTTACATATCCACGTTAAATTCACATCTCTATACTGATATCTGAATATCTTCGCTTTGATGTTGGCAACTTCAGTCGCCTTACCTTTAACGTCTATAACTTCAACCAGTTTCCCTTCCTTCCACAAAGAGAAATCGGCTATATACGTAATCGGTCTTTGCTTCCCAAATTTAGGTTGTAGTTCGAATTTAGGTTGTAGTTCGATACGATCATAGTTAGTGCCATTCTTATTACTTTCTAAATATTGGTAATATTCACACTCCACTTTGCTATCAAATACAATCCCTTTATACTCAACTTTCTTAGCGTTGTATTTACTCATCGTCCACCTCTAAATATCAAATATCGTTGCCTGCAAACCTAACTGATGCTCATATAAAAGCCCGTGAGCGCCTTTAAATCGTTTTAGGTCACTATCAGTCATAATTTTCTTTTCGTCGCTGAAATGGGCTCCTGTGAGCGAATAAACTTCATTTACGTTGTCTTTATACTTGATGACCTTAATATCTTCCGTGCCATCTTCTCGGTATAAGTAATATTTTTCTTTCGGCATTTTTTAACACTCCTTAATGTGTGTTTTCTTCCAGTTGATTTCATTCATGATTTTCTTTTCAACTCTGTCGTAATCATCGAAAGGCGATAACTCGTTATTGTCCAACAATCTATTGACCGCCCAACCAGTCTCGATATATACATTTGCTACAATCGGGTCGCTTTGCTTTGTCTCTTCATACATCGATTTCAATAAGCTTTTGAATTGCATTATATTCATGTGAAAAACCTCTGAGTCTTCTTGTAATACTCAAATTCAATTATTCCGGTTTCGCCGTCTTTGTTTTTGGCTATGTTACATTCAACAATAGATTTGCCAGTGATACTGTCATCTTCGTCACGGTTATAATAATCATCACGGTAAAGTAGCATCGCTAAACTCGCATCTGCTTCTATTCCGCCTGATTCTTTCATGTCCGATAGCATTGGTCTTTTATCCTGTCTAGACTCGACACCACGATTCAGTTGTGAAAGTAGTACGATGATTGCGCCTGTCTCGTTAGCGATTATCTTTAAGTCACGTGATATCTTTTCTACTGCTACACGTCTATCAACTTTCGCATCAGTATCCATCAGTTGAAGATAATCTATAAAAATAACTTGTTGCCTGTCTGAATGCCTCATTGCTTGCGCTCGCACATCTTGCGGTGTGATATTACTTTTATCAGAAATATCGATGCCTAATTTCATGATTTTATCCATCGCATTCGTTAACTTTGTTAAGTCATCCGGCGTTAAGTTCCTGATTTCTTTTATCTTTGTTAACTCAATACCAGTAATTGTTGATAACATACGTTTCAATACTGATGTGCCAGTTGTTTCGAGACTAAAGAAAGATGTTTTGTATCCATTTTGTGCTATGTTCAGCATCATGTTTAATGCAAAACCTGTCTTACCCACTGAGGGACGCGCTGCGATGACGATTAATTGCGACGGCTCCAATCCCCCTATTTTGTAATCCATGAGCTTATAACCCGTCTTAATTTGCTTCTTAGGGCTATCGCTGTATAACTCATCGACAAACTCCTCAACAAACTTCTTGGTTCCGTCTTCTTTTCTGTTAGTAATTGTTTTTAAATCCTTGAGTTCATCAATCAAGTTATTAAAATTTTGGTTCGTAGGTTGTTGTTTGAACTCAGTTACCAATTCTTTCGCTTTGTTGATTTGATAACTTTCCAATAATTCTTGTTGATAACGTTCAAAGAATCCGTATCCAATGAAATCGGAGTTGTAAAGTTTAGTTATAGTATCTGCATCTAAAAACTCTTTATCTTTAGTTGCTTTTAAATAGATTTCTTGATGATCTATCTTTCCGACGTCCATTACATAATTGAAAAAGGTTTTAAACTTTTCGTTCGTAAACATGTAATCTTTAACTCTTATCTTTTCTAATACGTCCGGTTGTTTAAGTAGCGTAGCGATTATTGTACTTTCAATTTCGAATTGTCCGTAATTCATTCGTTTTCGCCCCCAAATTCTGCCAACTTATTCATGAACTTATCTAGCGCTATTTTTCTTTGTCTGACATATTCGGGGTCATTCTGCATTTTCCATTGGTGTGTAGCGGTTTCGTTATCTACTGGCTCGATAGATACTTTTTTAGGTGCCTTACGCATGATTGCTGGTAGGTTAGGCGGGTACGGGTTGTTACTGTTGATATATCCATCTACAGCTTTTACAGTTGGTTGATAATCCCCGTTTTGACTTAATACATCAATCCACATTTCTAACTTTGGTTTATCAAAATCGATGTTGTATACGTACCTAACTTTTTTAATAATTTCTAATGCTTGTGTTTTGCTCATCGGCATTAGTCATCACTCAATTCTTTTTCCATTTGTGCTATGACATCATCAGTAGTTTCTTTTTTAGAGTTACGAGGTTTCAATTTGTTTTCAGCACTTTCTTTATCTGAAACGCCTTCTTTATTCCAGTTCTTTAATACAGTTAGTAAGTAATTCAGACCTTTGTTGTTTTCTTTGCAGTAATCGGTAGCGACTTTTACTATTTCGAACTGATCTTGCTTAAATGATTTAATTTCGTGTTCTAACTGTTCTGCTTTTAAAGGGTTTTGTATAATTTCTAAATTGGTACTAATATACTTAAATGACTTTGAGACGTCGTCTGTCTCTCTATGTTTGTTAGTCTCTGTGTAGTCTATGGTATTGGTCGGGTCATTTTGTCCTCTTGCATCGTGCCAATTTGTCCTCATCGTCGGGCCATTTTGTCCCGATGGTCGTGCCACTAGTTTGTTTAATGTTTCATAATTGATTGAATACCATTTTGTACGGTCAAATCCAGCCTTGTTGTAGTTACCTACATGCAATAAATTTTGTTTTTCTAAACTCCCAAATGTCCTTTTTATAGTTCTCTCGCTCCAAAATGGAAATTGTTTTTGCCATTCTGGATAAGAATTAAAAATCCAAGTTTTGCCATCGTATTTATGTTTTGAGTTGTTTAGCCAATAATGAATTTGTTGCAATACTATTGCTTCGTTTAACCCTATTAATTCAGCTAATTTCGGTAATACTTGTATCGGATAGTCATCTATTAGTAACTTATTCATTTTTCTCTCCTTTCAACATTTTATTGAGCCTCTCATCAACTTTTATCCACGAGTCATGCAAGTGGTATTTATCATCAAACGACTTAACGCCAATTGCATGTTGCTCGTTGTGATGTTCGCGACATAACGCTAATACATGTTTGTCATAGTGGTT